AGGACAGTCGCCTTCTCGGCTATGGCGGAAAAAATGTCACGCACGCCCTGGCCTTCGAGTTTGGTCCCTTTGGCGGCAGCGGCAATACTTTTGTATGCCTCGGCAGTGCTTAGGAACTCCAGCCCCAGCCGATTGGATTCGGACCGCAGAAACGCCATCTCGGACCGGGCTCCCGCACTGGAGCCGGTGATGGCATGGAATACTATTTCGAGATTGTCTACCGCCATGCCTGTCTGGAGCACGTTTTTGGCCACCGCGAGGGTTGCGATCGTTTCGAGATGGGTTCTCAGCTGGGAAATTATAGGCGAGAGCCCGGCGACAGTGACTTTTGCCCGTTCGAAGGAGCCGGCCACGGCGCTGCCTGCAGCCACGCCGGCTGAGGACAAGCCGCCCACCTTTCCGGCAGCCTGGTCTAATGCCTGGGAGAGAGTAATCCCGGTGGTTGTGCTCGCCTGGGAAATCGTGGCCAATTCGCCGCGTACGGACGTGCTCATCGATTCGAAGGCGCCTTCGATTCGTTTATTGGACTCGACTATCCGCTGGTTCGAGGCGACTATTTCCTGGGTGTTTTTCGCAGATTGAGTTGCGAGACCGGATATCGCCGCGGACGCCTGGCCCAGCGAATTAGTCACACAAGCCTGGATCTGTTGCATCACCGAAATGAGCTGCCCGGCGTCGGCTCCGAATTTGATTTGAACGGTATCATCAGCCATGTATAATTACCTCAATCCAGGAGGTTACTATGGGCTATTTCACTGAGCGCATTTGTGAGCATTGTGGCTACGTCGGCTTTCCCGGCAGGGTAACGCCCGGGTCCTTCCTCATCGAACTCGCCGCATGGTGTCTCTTCATTGTCCCCGGCATCCTCTATTCGATGTGGCGGATATCGGCCAGATATGACGCCTGCAAAAAATGCGGCGCGCCGAACATGATCCCGATCGACACCCCGCGCGGAAAACAGCTCGTAAAAGCCTTCGGGCAATGATTCTCCGGCTCATGTTTTCCGCAGCCCCAGCATCGCCATGATTTCCTCGACGGGCGGCGCGTCCTCCAGGTCCTCTCTGCTGAGAGGAGCGCCTGACTGGAGGGGCATGTTGCGCCGAGCAACCCGAGCCGGCTGCCCGCGCATCCCGCCCGAGGCTTTGGCCGGTCCGTTTGCGCCGGCCTTCCTGCGCGGCGGAGCCTTGTAATCCACGAGCGCAGCCACCAGCAGGTGCACGGGCGGGTGTTTCCGCCAGTATTCGTCGAGATCGTAGACTGCGGGGAGCGTCAGCCGGTCGATCTCGTCCCAGGTCCACCCCGTGGCCGTGGCGATCTCTCCGTAGAGATCCCCCCATACTACCGGCTCCCCGCCACGGCCACGGCTTCCCCCAACAACAGCCCTGACGCCCCCATAACCGCGTTGATGGCTGCGACCAGGTTCCCGAGGTCGAGCAGATCCTCCGTTTCGTCGCGCGTCAGCTCCGGGTAGTTGCGTGACATCGCGGCGTGGATCAGCTCGACGGCCACATCCGCCATCGCGACGGCCTCTGTGCCGCTGGCCGTCGATATCGCCTTGAGCTGAGCCTCATGCTTCTTGATTTGCTTCAAGGTGAGGGGCGGGACGGTCCATTTCTTCCCGCCCATCGAGATCTCGATTCCGTCGATCAATTCTTCTCTCGGCATTTTGCCTCCAGGTCCCAGCATTCAATTTGCACCGACGCACTACTCCCCGAAATACCAGGAAACCCATAGCACACCTACGTTTCCCGGTTTTCGGGGTACCCGCCAAAACCATAATTCGAAGCATTTCTTATCGTGCCCTCCCGTTGGTCGGGTTTTTTGTCGTGCCCTCCCGTTGGTCGGGGGTTTGAGCGGCCCATAGCCGGCGCAGCAACGCGCGCCGCACGACGAAAAACCCGGCGCAGCAACGCGCGCCGCACGTCAAAATTATTCGCTCAGGGACCAGGTGCCTACGCCGCCCGAGTCGTCGGCCATCGCCGAGAAATCGAATTCGGTGATGAGGTGGTCCTCGTTTTTCATGGGCATGCTGAGCTTGGTGCTGGCGCACTTGTTCAGGATCACCGTGAGCGTCTTGTCCCGGTAGGTATTCGAGAGGATCATCATGAACGTAGGCGACACGCCCATCCTCGTGTTGCTGAGCTCGATCGTGAGACCGGACGTCGAGTTGTAGAGGTAGCTGATGAGGACGCTTTTGCCGGTGTCCGCCGCGGCGAACGTATACACCCCGCTGGCCTGCGAGTACTGCCCGGTAGATGGAGCGCTGGCCACCAGCGTGTAGGGGTTGCCGGTGAGATCCGTCACGCCCAGGTCCATGTGGAAATGAGCGGACTCAGCCACGGTGATGGTGTAGGGGCTCGATGCCGGCACTGTGCCCGCCTCGTTTTCCGTCATGAGGATGGACCCGGTGGTGGAGTCCACCCCGAAGAAAAGGTCCGAGAAGAGGCCGCCCCGGATGGTCGCCGTCTTCGCCTTCCCGGTGATCTTGCCGCCCGAGCGGGCCACGTCGATGGCGAACTGCTTCCGCCCCTTGAGGTCCTTTTCCGTGAAACTCGCCTCGATGCTCGCTTCATGGAGTTCTCCGAAGCAGCGCGGCGTGCCGTTATCGATGTCGTTTCGCACTCCAACCAGCTTTCCCATTCCGAACTGAATCATGATTTTCTCCTCGTTTTGCCCGTGCGACGCCCACAAGGGGCTATGCTACATGCTGAAACGCTCCCGGCGCTTTTTGTCGTGCGGCGGCCCTGTTACTTCATCTGGTTGTCCCACTTGATTTCCACTTCGAGCGACGCCGCCGCGAAGGGGTATGGGTCGCCTCCGAAAAGGATCGTCCACCTGCGGGGCAGGCAGCTCGCCACATTCATGACGGTCAGGCCGCCGCTCCCGTCGTCCTGGTAGAGCCCCTTCGAGAGGATGCGCCGGCAATCCTCGATCATCTCCGATACGCCCTTTTCCGTGGCTGTGCCGCCCCGCATCGCCGCAACCGGCGAGCGCAGGTTGCGGTTGAAGCAGAGGACCGCGAACAGGCCCGTCTCCACCTGGATGCCGCGCGGCCTGGCGGAGAGATAATCGTACGATCCGCTCGATGCGACCGCGCCGATCGCCGGAAACTGGACGATCAGTTTTTCCAGGGATTCCTCCTGGAGGCTCGGGATCGGCGTGAAGAGCCGCACGTAGGCCGCCAGGGCCGCATCGGCCCGCAGCGTCGCCAGGATGGCGTCTTCGATTTCGGTTGTTCGATACATGGCCTCTCCAGCGGCACTAAACCTGGCCGCTCACGATATATTTTTCCAGCGCCGTCGAGATCCGGCCCCAGTCGTCCTCCCGCGCGCCGAGGAACTTACGCGCCGGCATTGTCATTGCGTGTCCGCCGATCTTGGCGATGACGATCCGGGTTGACCCGGTCTTTCGCCTTGAGGCCGTTTTCCGACTCATGAAACGGCCGCATTCGTCGAACGCGAGGGTCTGCGTACGCTCTCCCACAACGCGTCCGGTGGAGATATCCGACCTGAGGCCGAACGTGCCGCCGAACTGATGGATGGCCGCATAGACGACGTTTGTCCCGATCGTCACCGAATCGTTTTCCGGCCTGGCGTTGATGCTGTTCCGGAGCCGCCCGCTGAGGGTCAGGAGCTCGCCGGGGTTTTTGCCCTTTTTTGATTTCCAGCGGGCGTATCCTGCCGATACCGGCGTCCATGCGGCCCCGTCCGGGGCGCGGTGCTCAAGAAAATTGCGCATGATCGATTCGAGAAGGATCTGCCCGATATTCGCCCAGACCGGGCGCATGTTCTCGGCCCGCTCCCGGATCTCGGCGAGCTGAGTCAATACTCCCTGGTCCTCGATTTTTCCCTCGATGAGAGCTCCGGACATGGCCTCTCTCCGTATGCTGCGCGGGACGGCTCTCTGCCCGCGTCTCCTCGCGTGGGCACGATGACGCCGTGCCCACCCTACGTTTCAAAAACAATCCAACTTCTCGGGCGTCATGACCGCGGGTGCGGACCTCACGGCGATACCGCTCGTTGACGGCGGGTTCCCTTCCGGGTCGTCCGTCCCGAGGCTCACCGTCCCCCTGGCCACCAGGCCGACGAATTTCAGCGCGTTCTCGTAGCGCTTCTCCCGGATCTCCGGGATGCTCGCATGCCGCCTGGCGTAAAGGTTGTAAACGGCGATGTCCACGCTGTACTTCCGGATGATGCCGGGCACGGGCGACAGCGGCACCTTCACCCGGCTCCCGACGTACCCGTCGATCTCCTCGTCCGCGTCGGCGATGGCCCGGGTAACCACATCGGCATCGACCGCATCCGCCGCGGCATCGTCCGTGAGGCCGATCAGTTCGGCCTCGCTCAACTGCTCCTCAATGTCCGCAAGAGTTGAATACGCCATTTCTCGTCCTGCCTCCCGTTATTCTTGTCGTGCCCTCCCGTTGGTCGGGGGTTTGATCGGCCCATAGCCGGCGCAGCAACGCGCGCCGCACGACAAAAAATCGTGCCCCGCTCCATCCTGCGGTGCAACGCCCACAAGGGGCTATGCTACGGGCATTGTAGCTTAGGGCCTTGTGCCCGTTTTTTTGTCGTGCCCCATCCCGTTGGGGCGGGGACCCCGGGGCTGATCCTGTACTACCGCGCGACCAGCGGGAGGGCGCACGACAAAACTATGTGGCGATGCAGTCGTACCAGAGGAAGCCGAGGTCCGCGCCGGTCACGACGATGTCGGTTTCTTCGGCCACTTCGTAGACGTCCTGGTGTTCGGCGTTCTCGCGCCAGGTGGTCACGCGCCGGACCTGGCCGTTTTCGTAGGGGACCCGCGCCTGGTAGCCCGGGCAGGGGGTCTTGAGCCCCGGGCCCGGAGGCCGGTGGAAGAGAAACGCCGATCCCTTGGCCGCGTTCTTCTCCCAGACGTTCTTGGCGGTCCACTCGGTCCCGGCCTTGGTCTCCTTCGCCGTCGAGTAGATGGCGTCGCCTACGAGCACCTCGTCCAGGTCGAAGAGCGCCGCAATGAGCGGGGCTGTCACGATCCCGCGCTCCACGTACCTGATCCGGTCGAGGACCGTCGCCTCCCGCTTGATCTCGGGAAGGATGTTCGCCGAGAGCAGCAGGACGTTCGGGCGGACGCCCGTGTTCTGCCGGATGGTCTCGATCCGGGTTTCAACGTCGGTGATGAAGGTATTGCTGCTCGACGCCGCCCATCCGCCTTCGGCGTCTTCGCCGGACACGCCGCTCCAGGTAGATCCGAGAACCAGCTCAGCGATCCGCCGCTCCTTCTTGAGGTCGATCTTGTCGGCGCAGAACTCGAGTGCGTCCTGGTCGGGCTTCAAGGGAGGCGCGAACTTCGACGTGGCGAACCGCCTGTCCTCGTCCGTCACTTCCCTTGCGAAGGCATATTCCTTCGTGGAAATGGTGATGTAGTCCGTGGGATACCCGCCGCGCCTGGCGCGGGTCCCCGGGGCGCGAATCCCCGCCTCGTCCGAAAACCAGGCGCCCTTCAAGTACCGGGCGATCTGGGCCTTCGGGTCCACGTTGTCGAGGATCGGAAAGACCCGGTCCCCGATGTAGCTCCTGTTTCGGTAAGCCACGCTCACGTTGGCGAGCGGCCCCGAAACCATCATGCCTCTTACGTCTCGAACTGCCATGTGCCGCCTCCCTGGATGAAAGCCTCAGACAGGATTGGCAGAATGAACGGGATTGAAAGGCGAACCGGGCGTTACCCTCACCCGTCCAACCCCGCTCCCGGTTGTAGGGTGAACGCGGTTTCATCATGTCCACACGAAGAGCCGAAGGCGGAGTGGGGATTGCCCTGCAACCTTCTGTCAATCCTGCAAATCCTTTTGGTCCTATCCAAAATTCCTATCCTATGCCTCACTTACCGATTCGGGTCAGGTCAACAGCACCGAGGCGAGATCGTCTTCCGCGGATGCTGCTTCGATGACCAGGGCGCGGGTATAATCGGGCATGGTGGCCGCCGTCTTGCCCTTGCCCGCATCGGTTGCCGATACGTACTCGATGGCCGCGAAAGCGCCGAGTGCCAGGGCCTCCGCCGCCTGCAGCTTCGATACGCCAAGCACCCGGACCGCCGCCGCATCGCCCGATGCCGGTGCATTCTGGAGAA